GGAGAACTTAAGGACGTTGAGTATTTTAAAAAGAAACTTTATAACTCTCTCAATCTTCCTCCTTCCCGTCTCACAGACGATAATAAAGGATTCAATCTTGGTAAGACCACTGAAGTCCTCCGTGACGAACTTAAGTTCACGAAGTTCATTGGTCGTCTCCGCAAGAGATTCAGTGAAATGTTCCAGGACATGCTTAAAACTCAACTCATTCTCAAAGGAGTAATTGCTCCTGAAGATTGGGAAGATATGAAAGAGCATATCCAGTACGACTTCTTATTTGATAATCACTTTAATGAATTAAAAAACATTGAAATGATGAACCAAAGAATGATGACTGTTAGTCAAATGGATCCTTTTGTTGGAAAGTATTTCTCTGTGGAGTATGTTCGTAAAGAAATTCTCGGACAAACTAACAATGATATGCGTGAAATTGATAAGCAGATGAAAGCAGATATTGCTTCTGGTCTTGCTATTGATCCAGCAGAAACAAATATGTTAGATACAATGACACAACAGAACACTGCACTTGCTCCTGAAATTCAAACAATGCAGGCAGATGATGCTGCGGAAAGACAAGAACTTGCTGCTGATTCAGCGTCAGAAAGAGAAGTAGATAAGGCAAAGAAAATGCCGTCACCTTCCGCATCTACTAAATAAATTATACTGAATTGTTATTATGGCAGAACACACTGAAGTAAACACACATCAAGGTGAAGTAGATATCGTTAACCAAATTGCGAATAACGATAGAGCTCAAGCAATTGATGCTATTCATGACATGTTATTTGCTAAAGCATCTGATGCTATGGCAGATTACAAAAAAGTGGTAGCAAACACATTCTTCGATGAACCAACCGAAACAGAAACCGATGAAACTGATAACGGAAACGATTGAAAACGTCCAAGTCCTCACTGAGGAAAGAGACGGAAAGAAACTTCTTTATATTGAAGGTGTTTTCCTTCAGTCAGAACTAAAGAACCGCAACGGTCGTATGTACCCTTTCTCTGTTCTCAACCGTGAAGTTGAGAGATACAATGAAGAGTATGTTAAAACCAAACGTGCTCTTGGAGAACTGGGTCACCCAGACGGTCCTACTGTCAATCTCGACAGAGTTTCTCACAGGATTACAGATCTAAGAGCAGAAGGCAATAACTTTATTGGCAAGGCACAGATTCTTGATACACCAATGGGTAATATCGCAAAAAGTTTGTTAGGTGAAGGTGTTCAATTAGGTGTTTCTTCTCGTGGTATGGGAAGTATTCAGAAGAGTGAAGAATGCAGTATTGTTGCAGATGACTTCATGCTAACAACTGCTGCTGATATTGTAGCAGATCCTTCCGCACCTGATGCTTTTGTTAATGGCATCATGGAAGGTAAAGAATGGGTATGGGACAACGGTCTCCTAAAGGAGCGCGAAGTTGCTAAATACCAACGTTATATTGAAAGCGCATCGCGTTATCAGTTAGAAGAGAGAACGCTCAAAGCTTTTGAGCATTTTCTTGGAAAACTTTAATATAATAAATAAACTATAGATTAATAATACGGAAATTACGAGGTAAACTCAAATGTCAGATAAGCTTAACGAAAAATTTGAGGAGTTCGTTACCGAGCAAAAGGTGATCGTAGAGAACGCGGCAGATCCAATGCCTACTGTTTCTGCTAACGTTATTCCTGGCACTGGTAGTGAACCCTCTCAGGTTTCTGACGCTCAGACTGGTTCTGGCGGCAAGGATCCTATGCCTACTGTTCAACCAGGAGTTGCTCCTGGGCAATCTGCTCCTGCAGATCTTGGCGGTACATCGACTGCTCCTAACGAGGATGACGATGATGGCGAAGAGAATCCTGGCGCTAAGGCATCAGCACCTGTATCACAAGATGGCAGCGTAACCTCTACCGCTGGCAAACCTGGTGATGCTGCAATGCCTACAGTTGGTGCAGATGTTGCATACGCAACTAGCACTGGTCCTGCAGTTACCTATCCTATCAAACCATCGTTTGAGGATCTTGACGTTTCCGCTGACATCAACGCCCTAGTAGAGGGTACAGAACTCACAGAAGATTTTGCTGAAAAAGCAAAGACAATCTTTGAAGCTGCTATCAAAGTAAAAATTTCTGAAGAGTATGACAAGCTTGTAGAACACTTTGCCACTGAATTGGATAAGCAAGTTAATGCCTCTAAGGCAGAACTATCCGAAGAAGTTAATGGCACTGTGAACTACGCTATCGGTCAATGGGTTGAGCAAAATCAAGTTGCTATTGACCGTGGCATCAAGAATGAGATCACTGAGGACTTCATTGCAGGTCTTAAGGGTCTCTTTGAAGAACACTATATCGCTATCCCCGACGAAAAAGTCGATGTGGTAGAGGGTATGGCTGAATCAATTCGTGAGATGGAAAATCGCCTTGACGAACAGGTCAAAGCAAATGTGAAATTACAAAATAAACTTAATGAGTCTGCCAAAATCAATATTCTGAACACTGTTTCAGAAGGACTTGCAGATACTCAAAAAGACAAACTCGCAGCACTCGCTGAGGGTCTAGAGTTTGTTTCCGAAGAATCATTCTCCAAGAAGGTGAAAACCATCAAGGAAGCATATTTCAAGGAAGCAACTGTAACTCAAAGTGAAGTTGCAGATGAAACTCCAGTAGAAGGAGAGGGCGCAGAGGTAACACCAGCAATGGCACAATACCTCACCGCACTCAACCGCTGGCAATCATAATTAATCTTTATCCCAATTTTTTCAAAAGAGCAAAAAAATGTTTAATTCCAAAGCTCTAACCGAAAAGTGGTCACCTGTTCTAGGTCATGAAGGCTCTGTTGCCATCAAAGACAATTATAGAAAGGCTGTTACCGCTGTTCTGTTAGAAAACACAGAATCACAACTACGTGAAGAGCGTGGTATGATCAACGAAGCATCCAACACTGTTGGTGCTATCGGTACAAACGCACTATCTGGTAGCGGTCTCGGTACTCAAACTGGTGGACTTGCAGGTTTCGATCCTGTAATGATCTCCCTAATCCGTCGTGCCATGCCTAACTTGGTAGCATACGACATCTGTGGCGTTCAACCAATGAGCGGTCCTACTGGACTAATCTTTGCAATGAAGTCACATTACCAAGAGAATGGCGCTGCACTACGCGCTGGTTCAGAAGCACTCTACAACGAGCCTGACACCAACTTCTCTGGTAACTCACAGGGTCCTGCAGCATACAACGACCCCGCTTCTCCCCTTGGAGACGGTGGTACTACCGATGCTAACCCTGGACTGCTTAACGACGCCACAGGCGGCGGCACAACTGCTGCTAACTACGAGCGCCAAGCAGGCAACATTGCTCGCGAAGACGCTGAAGCACTAGGATCGGGTTCGACCCTATTCAACGAAATGAGCTTCAGCATTGAGAAGACCTCTGTTACTGCAAAGACCAGAGCTCTCAAAGCAGAATACACTCTAGAATTGGCACAAGACCTTAAGGCTATTCACGGTCTTGATGCTGAGCAAGAACTTGCTAACCTATTGTCTAGCGAGATCCTTGCAGAAATCAACCGCGAAGTAGTTCGTACTGTATACACCGTTGCTAAAACTGGTGCTCAGAACAACGTTGCTAACGCTGGTGTATTTGACCTTGACGTTGACAGCAACGGTCGTTGGTCGGTTGAGAAATTCAAGGGACTTATGTTCCAGATCGAAAGAGATTGCAACGCCATCGCGCAGCAAACTCGTAGAGGAAAGGGCAACTTCATCATCACTTCTGCTGATGTAGCTTCCGCTCTTGCCATGTCTGGCACCCTTGACTATTCTTCAGGTCTAACTGGCGCTGGTGGTCCTTCCATCGGTGAAGTTGATGACACTGGAAACCTTCTAGTTGGTACTATGAACGGTCGCATTAAGGTCTTCGTTGATCCTTACTCTGCTAACGTCTCTAACACCCACTACTACGTTGCTGGATACAAAGGTTCTTCACCTTATGACAGTGGACTCTTCTACTGCCCATATGTACCCCTCCAGATGTTACGCAGCATCGACCCTAGCACCTTCCAGCCTAAGATTGGCTTCAAGACACGCTACGGTATGGTTGCTAACCCATTCGTTGTACAAGCGAACGGAACACCTGATGCTGAGGCACTTACACACAACCGCAACCAGTATTACAGACGTGTTCGCGTTGCGAACCTCACCTGATATAGGTTACGAATTCAACACAGGGACCCTACGGGGTCCCTTTTTTTGTGCTTAAATAGAAGTAGTAAATCCCTATTGTTATGCCCCGTGGTAGCTTACACAAAACAGATATGCTTGCAAAAGTATATAAATTAAAAACTGAATTATATGATAAAGAAACTAAACCAGGTATGACAGGTCAATGGTATGACGGAGCTCATGATTCCCTAGATAAGGTATTAAATATCTTAAACGAATATAGTCAATGAATCCATCATTAGTATTATTGTTTTGTTTGTCTCCACTAGCAATAATTTTTATTGTAATGAAACTGGCGGTGTGGATTTCTGAATCTGCAGCGTATCGTGCTAAGACAGAAGAACTAAAAACTATGCAACACGGTCCATATGAAATTTGGGATTATGAAGATGAAGAAGCAGACGACTGGGAAAGATAAACCTACAATAGAAGATGTAACTGACTCACAAAAAGACTGGGAAGACTTCTGGTATAACGAGGATAAATAGTATCAGCTTGGGAAGTTGACATGTCTGCTCAATGGTATAAAGAACAACCTGCCAATAGAAATTTTTTAAACCCTATTGGTTTTATCCTTAAACTGGAAAAGTTTGAAGGTGTAGATTTCTTTTGCCAAACAGCAAACATCCCCGACATTA